GTTGCGGTCCGATGTAGCCGACGCGCTGGACCTGATTCAACGCGGTCGGGGCCGCGCTGATCGCGGTGAAGGACCCGTCGAGCTGGGCCGCGACCACGTCGGTGAAGGTGGAGTTGTCCGGGCTGTCCTGCAGCTTCGGGGTATGGGTGCCGTCGGTCCAGGCGCCGAAGTGCACGACCGCGGTGGCTTGCCCGACATTGGCCGTGTCGACACCGACGCCGTTGGCCGAGGCGTTGCGCGCGGCGGCGGCCAACGCCAAGACGGCGTTGAAATGCTGTTTAAACGAGGGAATCATGAGTGCTCTCCTGTCTGAGGTGGTCGCGGGGCCGCGTCGGCGCGGCCGTTAGCCCAGCTTCACGCGGGCGAAGGCCCGGATTTGCCTGAAGTGGGAAGGCTTCGCGGCCGTTAGCCCAGCTTCACGCGGGCGAAGGCTTCCGCGAGCACCGGCTGTCCGTCGGTGGCCTGGCGGCCGATGATGCCGACCTGATTGGAGGCCGCGAACAGCTCCTCCAAGCGCTGCATCTCCATGTCGAAGGCGTCGGCGATCCAGTAGAAGCTGAAATCGGCGAACATCCCGACATAGAGGCCGGTGGTGAAGGTGTTCGGCACATATTCCGAGGAATTGTACGGACGGCCCAGGATGGTGTCGGGCGCTCCGACCTGGCGCGAGGGCTGCCAGAGGTACTGGTTGGTGCTGTCCTTCAGGGTCGCGATCTGGCGGATCGCGTCGCGGTGGAACAGCCATTCGCCGCGGCCGCGATACTGATCCTTCACGCCGTAGATCGCGGAGATCAGCCCGTCGAAGGTGATCGAGGTGGCGGTGTTGCCGGTCGAGATGTCGCGGCCGGTCGGGATGCCGTCGGCCGAGGCGGTGAACAGGCCGAGGGGCTGATTTGCGCCGGAGCCGGTCAGGAACGCCTTCTCCTCGGTGATCGCGAATTTATAGGCGAGGCGCTGCATCACCATGGTGTCGATCGACATGCCGCCGACCGGCAGCGCCAGTTTCAAGAGATCGCGACTGATCTTGATGAACTTGGCCAGCGGGTAGGGCTGCAGCTTGCGCTTGCCGAAGGCCATCGACGAGTCCTCGTTGCCGATCGCCAGCTCCGCCGTCCAATCGGCGTCGGCGGGATCGGTCTCAAGCGACGCCACGCCCAGGCTCTGCGCCGAGGGGACCATGAAGCGGGTGGATTTCTGGCGCAGGAACACGTTGTCGTTCACGAACTGGATGAAATCGGAGATGAACAGCTCCGGCGCGACCGCGAAGCCGCCCTGCGAACCGACGCCGAGCGAGAGGGCGCGTTGTTCATCCGGGGTTAGGCCCTGCACGCCAAAGCGCAGATAGCGGCGCGAGGCCGAACGGTACTCGTCATTGTCGAAGGCGACGAACTTGGCGAACTGGTCGCGATATTCCGGGTTCGACAGGATCGAGGCGCGACGCTCGCCGGCCTGGGCGGTCTTATCCTCCTGGTCGAGCTTGCGGCCGGCGTCGCGACGCTCCGCCTCGCGCTGCTGTTCCAGCGCCTTGATCTGGGCGGCGCGCTTTTCGGTCTCGCCGAACAGCTCGCCATGCTTGGCCAGCTCCTCGGCGGAGAGGTCGCGCTTCTCCGTCTGCGCCTTATCGGTGATGGCGCGCATTTCATCGACGATCTTGCCGCGCTCCTCGCGCAGCTCTTTCAAGCGTTCGGTCATAATAGTCTCTCCTAGCGGGACGCGGTGGGGTCGGGAGCGGCCGGGAATCGCGGCCGGCGGGGTTCGCCCAAACGGGCGGGAAGCCGGGATCGGGATCCCGGAGGAAAAAGAGTTGAGTTTAACTCGCGGCCTGTTGGCCGCGGGCGATCGCGAGGCGGAGATTGCCGGCCGCCGGCGGCGGCTCCGACGCGGCGCGCCAGCCGGCCAGGGCGCGCAGCGCGACGTCGGTCTGCGGATAGGCCGGGAAGGTCACCGGCGAAACGTCGTAGAGGCGCAGGCGCTTGAGGGTGCGGATCATCAACCCGGAATCGTTTTTTGCGAAATCCTGGCCGCCGGGGCGGACCGAGAAGCCGAAGGACATCTGACTGACGTCGCCGCGCTCGATCGAGACCGACAGATCGCGGGCGACCTGTGTGTCCGGCAGATCGATCTCGATCGCGAGGCCGCGCGCGTCCTCGGACAGGCGCAGGGTCTTGGCGAGATTGCGGCCGAGCACGAAATCGGCGCTGTGATTGAACAGCGCGCGGACGTCGTCCTTCTCGATCGCCTCGGCGAAGGCGCCGGGCTGGATCTGTTCGCGGAAGCCACCCAGGTCCTCGCTCAGCTGATTGAACACGGCGGCGTGTCCGCGCAGGGTGCGCGCGCCCTCCGCCCGGGTTTCGATCAACGCGCCGTCGAGGGTGACCGCGCGGCGTTCCAGATCAAGCATATTCGGGGACTCCCGGGACGGGGTTGGGGGCGGCGGAGGGATCGAGGATCAGATCCAGGGCGCGGCGCGCGGCCGGCGAGGGCTTCAGCAGCACGTCCATGATGCGTTCGGCCGGAGCCATGTTGAGCGGCTGCAACCGGCTGTCGCCGCCGTCGATCGCGGGCAGATTGAGGCGGCGGCGGATCTCGTTCGGCGTCGCCAGACCCCATTGCACCATGAGGGCGTAGCCCTCCATCTGGGTCTTGAAGTCGCCGCGCAGCAACCCGTCGACGTTGAACTCGAAATAGAGGCCGGCGCGGCGCTGAGCCTCGGTCAGGAGGAAGCGGTTGAGCGCGGCCTCGATGGTGACCAGATACTGGCGGACGCAGAAGACGATGAAGCCGATCGATTGCTGCTCGATGCCGCTGCCCCAGCTGGTCGATTTATCGACCTCGCCGATCATGTGGAGCGGGATCATGTAGACGCGGCCCGCGATCATGCTGTCGAGCCGGGACATGATCTCGACCGCCTGGGCGTCGGTGTTGTTGGAGGCGATGTCGAGCCAATCGAAACCGTCGAGAATGGCGACGCGGTTGGATTGGGCGACGCCCTGATGCCGCGCCTCCCATTGCTCGCGCATCTTGGTCGCGACCGGATCGTCCAACATCTCCGGGAATTTGAGCGCGCCGCGCGGGACCGCGCCATTCGCGAAGAACCGGCCCATATACTCGGCGACCGCCATGGCCTGGCCGATCAGATCGCGGTGGCGGGTGACCGGGCTTTCGCACAACAGCCCGTCGCCGAGCGGATACCGCCCCCGCACATAGAGCACTTCATCGGCCGCGAGGATCTCGGCGCCGCCGGTCTTGGGCTGGTGACGGAACCAGACCGCGCCATTGGCGCGGAACGGCGTGACCCGGCGGGCCTCCAAGGGTTCGATCGCGGTGACGCGGCCGGGCTGGTCGATCCGGGCGTAGGCGGCGCCCGAATAGCACAGGCTGTTCATCAGCCAGCGGCGGAAATCGACCGAACTCTGCCAGGAATTCGGCTGATCATGCGCCAGGCGATGGAGCGGGTCTTCGGTGAGGCGAGTGCGGCCGGAATCGCCGTCGCGGCGGAACAGATCGAGCGGGATGGTCGCGATCGTGTCGGACAGCAGCGCGACGCACGCGGAGACGGTGGGGCAACGGCTCGCCGTCTCCGGCGTGACCCAGGCCCCCGAGGCGGTGGCGAAGCCCGCGCCCATCAACCAATCACGCAGCGCGGGATCGGAAGGGTGGAGCGCGGCGCGGGATTCGGCGGCGATCAGACGCGGCTCGACGCGCTGGGCCGGCGCGGCGGGAGCCACGCGGGAGGATCCGATCAGACGGGACAGCAGGGACATGAGCTAGATCAGACCGCCGCGGCGGGCGAGACGGTCGGACATGCGTTCGGGCTCCGGGATCCCGGCCATCGCCAGGCCGGTCGACATGGCGATGGTGACGATACCGTCGATGCGGCCGCGGCTGCGATCCTTGGCGAAGGCGCGGTTGCCCTGGCCGTCCTCGTCGATCGCCGCGTTCATGCAGCACAGATCGGTCAGGCGGGAGGGGTCGATGGTGATCGCATGGGTGAGGATGGCGTCCTCCAATTTCGTGATCGAGTGCGGCATGACCAGCTGGATCTTCTCCAGCGCCTGGTCGCCCAGGCTGACCCGCTTGCCCTGGCCGTGGCGGACCATCTTCAGGCCCTGGGGCGTGGAGCGGCGGGGTTTGTCCTCGCCGGTCCAGACCCAGAAGGGCAGGCCGATCGCGGCGCAGGCCTCCTGGAAATCGGCGATGAAGGCGGCGTCGAAGGTGAGGGCGATTACGTTCTGTTCGGCGCAGAGCTGTTTGACGCGCTCGGCGATGAAGGTGAAATCGATGGTGGGGCCGGGGATCGCGGTGAGCAGGCCTTCCTCGACATATTCCAGATAGGGCGCGGAATCGGCGCGGGCGCGATCCTCCAAGCCCTCGCGGGCGGTCCAGTACCAGGTCTTGACCGACATGTGGCCGGTTTCCGACCGCCAATTGGCGGTGAGCGCGGTGAGGTCGTTCTTGCGGCTGAGGTCCAGCGCCAGGTGGCAGGGTTGGTCTTTCAGGGCGGCGGGGTCGACCGGGCTCTGGACCTCGCGCCATTTGGTCTCGTCGATCCAATACTCGGCGCTGCCGACGGGGATGCCGAAATAGAGGCGCTTGACGCTGAGAGCCGTGGAGATCAGGTGGC